CGGCGCATTGGTGTCTGTGTTTACCCACGACGTATTGGAGTTCCAGTACGTTTGATAGTTCGGCGATGACAGTGACGAAAGGTACTCAACGACGATGTTTGAGTTCGGGAAAGCGTTTGGCGAATAAAGGAACTGCGTGGCAAACTTCTGCGGGATCATGTCCGCGGACGCAATCGGGTAGCTGCCTCCGTCTGGCGTGGTTGTCGGCGGAATCGTGGCGTGCGGTCGTTTCGTCCCATTCACCAGTTGCGCCCGCCAGAAGTACATGAAGTCCACGCTGCTCCCGACGTAGTTCGTCGCGCCCGCATTGTTCAGCCAGTAGAGGAACAGCTTGGCGTTCGCATTCGTGGCGTTTCCCGACAACGACACGCGCCACCAACTATCCCCGACTGCTTGAATCGTCGCATTGGATGCACCGGCACCGCTCGTCACTGTGCCGTTGCCAAGGTCGGCATCGACGTAGGCCACCGTCGAATTGTCATTGATAGCCAGCCGGGCCCGTTTGCATCCGTCGCCGCGCAGAAACATCGCGCCGAAAAGTCTGCCAGGGGCGGACGTGGACGCTTGAAAGATGTAATGGGAAATTCCGGCAATGTTTGTCGCCGCGTAACCGTAGGCGATGCCGTTGCTCGATGCATTTCCGGCACACACTGGCAAACCGACGTTGTTTAACGCGGAGCCTGTCAGGTAGGACACATTTGCCCATGACCACGGCGCATCATAGTTGGCCAAGTTCGCGACAAAGTTGGGCGACACGTTCCCAACCATGAAGTAGTCATTGACCAGCTTCGCCGTCACCACGCGCGAAAACGGAGCGCGACCTAGTACCAAAGCGGACCACTGAATCCCCGGAAACGTGTATGCGTAGCTTTCGAAATCGTTCCACGAGTTCGGCAACGTCGTGTAGATGCGAATCCACTCAATCATGCCGGACTTCTGGTCGCGGAAGTCCACATCGTCGGCAAAGTAGACCTGCGGCAAGTCAGGGTGCGGCGTGTTCTGCGCCGGCCTCGTGTAGTAGGAACGAAGCTGCATCCATCGTTCCCGGTAGATGATGGCCTGAGGTTGCTGCGGGTGCGGACGGACCGGGGCGAACGCTTCGACGCACGTTGCGGTTGAGAACGGCTCCTGGCCGGCTGCGAGGTTTTGGAATCGTTCGCTCATTTGCGGATGATGTCGCCGACTTCAACGACGCGAAGTGACTGGTCGATAGAACTGAGAATCTGAAACGCTTTCAGTACGTCAGGTTTCAAACTCGATGCGTCTGACGTGCGGTCACGAGGAACCCCGCGCGACGCAGCGGAAAACCGCTCGCCCACTGATGCTTCATCACGCATCGCAGCGGCGATGAAATCCCCTGCTCCAGTTGAACCCGAACGGCCGTTGGTCAAAACCAAGTTGCGAGCACGCTCCCTGTACTGTGCTGCACGCTGTGCCAATCGTTCGGCTTCGCTGCGCGGGCGTCGTTGCCCATTTGCAAATGTGCGTCCCTCGGCTGCGTCGGTGGCAAGTTGCTGGTTCACGTCTCGCCGACGTTGCTGCATTTCAATGCGAGCTTGAATTGTGGCATTCTGATTTTCCGCCCGCTGTGCTTCCACTGCGCGAACCGATTCCGGCGTCCCGTACTTTCGTTCAATGCGCAGTTGGTTATCCAGCCTGTCCGCTTCGACTTCGCGCAACTTGGCTTCCGTCGCCAACCCTTTTTCACGTAGCACCTGGACGGTTTGAATTGAATTGATCTGGTTATCGTAACTCTCGGTTTGCCGTTTCAGTTCTCGTGAAACCAAATCATTCGCATCTCCCTGCCGCTGAATCTCGGCGTTGATCTGCTTAATCTTTTCCTGCGTCTTGGTCAGTTCGTCCGGCGCAAGCCCCATCTTGGTCAGGAAGTCGATGCCTTGCATCAAGACGCCATCTGTAAGGAATTTTTCACGGTCACGCGCTGTTTGAAGATCCCGCGCCAAATCTTTTGAACGTGCTTGCCCTTGTGAAAGCTGCCCGCGCAAACCTCCGATTGCGGCAAACTTCTCCCGCATTGAACCCAACGCAGCGCCTGTGCTGTCAACCTGTGCGTCGGCAATCTGCTGTTGCGCCCGCTGGCGCCCAAGCAATCCGCCAAGTCCCATCGTGATGGCGCCACCAACGGCGCGCACAATCAGGGATTGCAGTGAAACCTTCATGCGTCCCATCCATCCCCCGTCTCCAGCATCCGGCGTCGCCGTTCCCGTACCTGACTGCGCCAAATTCGCTTTTGCCTGCGTCTGCCGCAGTCGGCGAAGCGTTGCCATCTTTTCCTCAATCTGAAGCTGCAACTTGAGCGCCCCGACAGATCCTTCCTCTTCTTTCGCTCGCCTGCGGGCCAGCATAGCAAGGTCATTCGTGACTATCTTGATCCGGCCAACCGTCGATGCCTCGTCCCACGTGATTTTCTTCCTTTGCTGCGCGATGCGGTAAAGCACTTCCTGCCGCCGCTCAATCGCTGCATCCGCTGCCATCCGTCGCTTCAAGTCATCGTCCCCCTCGCCTGGCCCGCGCATGCGATTCATGGCTTTCCGCATGGTCGCTTCCATCCGCTGCCCGGACCGCTCCGCAACGCGCTCGGCACGCGAGAAACTCCGCTCCAATTGCGTCACGTCACCGCCGATCTTGAATCTGACTTCGTTGCCAAACATTACGTGTTCCTCCGTTCCGCCAGTATTCGGTTCACCTCTTCCAGACACCGCGACCGTGCCGAGTCAAACGCCGTGTAATCCGCCTTCTCGCCGTGCTCCGCCCGAGCAACCGCCCGCTGATACTGCAGGAGCCGCGGAATCGGCACGTCCGCCAGCAATGCCCCGCTGAACGGGTCCCGCGGTCCCATCGCCGATGCCACGTCAACGATCAACTCCGTCACGAACGAAATCGACGCCGGCCTGCTCTCCCGCTTCTGCGGCGTCTTCCGGTCGATGTCGATGAACACGGAATCGAGGTAAATGTCGATTTCCGCCGCCGTCTCTGCCACGTCGCGAGACATGACCCGCGCCCGCACGCGCCCGCGCCGAAAGGCATTCAGCACTCCCTTTCCCGTGTTCGCCGTGTGCAGCGTCCAGACAAAGAAAAAGCAGTCATCTTCGTTCGGCAGCAGGTTCCCCATCTTTGAGAACGGCGAATCGAAACCATCGAGCAAAAGAAAGTCCCGCGGCGTCAGCATGCGGATTTCCTCGCCGGCCACAGTCCGCGGAACATCAATAAACGCTTCGTCGCGGTGCTGCATCTCTCGCAGCATCGTGTCGCGAACCTCGCCCTCGTACTTCGGCCACAACGCTTGAAACAGCCCGGCGGCGTCCAGTGTGGCAAGTTGGTCGGCAGGAATATCCATTTCGCAAAAACGCCCGCCCGAGCACGGAGGCCGGAGCGGGCGCGGAATTGTTCGTGTTGTGACTGCGGCTGGCGTCAGCGGCTCTCCAGTGCCTGGAAGTCAACCACCCAGAAGTCTCGCGGACGGTAGGGCAAGCCGACTTCCGTAAAGGCAAACGTGACGTTGACCGATGCCGCGTTGGTCGTGCGCCGCGTGTAAACGAACGTATCGCCGCGGTCGGGAATCTGGGTCACGTTGGTCGCAAGCTGCAGTTGCCCGCGCCCCGTGCGCCGTTCCTCGAAACCGATCCACCCGTTCGGCGCGCCGAGTTCCGTGGTCCGCGTCGTCTGCGCGGTCGGTTCGGTCATGTCAAATTCGTTTGCGATAAAGGCGATGCCGTTGGCATTGCCCGAGGTCGGGGTCACGATGATGGACCCGTAACCGATAGCGGCATTGGTCAGATAGGGAAGAGCCATGATGCGTGACTTAGGTCGGCTCTCCTATTCGCGCCGCACGATCCGAACCGCAAGCCTTTTCCGCCTAGCTGTCCGTGTACCCGGACGGTGGGATGGCGATTTCAAACTCGAAAGGCAGTCGCGTGCGGTCCGTCCCGGTCTCTTCGTTGCGGGACCATTGCTCGCCCTGGTCGCGCACGTCGTAGACTTCGTACCCGCCGATGTTCGCGGCAACCAGCTTTTGCGCCATGCGGGACATGAGCCATCGAATCCGCCCGATGGCGCCGGCATGAACGGAGTCCGGTCCTACCTGCGAATCCCCCTGCTTCTGCGTCACCACCTCAATCACTATGCGACCGACGCGATGATTGTAGAAGTACGCGCCGTTTGGATTTACGGCCATCTGGTCGGACGCCCGGCGGAAGTTTTCTCCCCAGCATCCAACGCGGTTCATCGGCAACTTGTCCGTGCTGCGCGGGCCAAACGCAGGAAGTTTGATATTCGTCTCATCCGGCGTCAGGACGTTTTCAACGATGCCCTGCGCGATGTTATCGCCGATGCGCTCTAAGGTTGAAACGCTCATGGGTTCAGTTGAGCGAGATGTAAGGGAAAACGCGAGTCGTGCGTTGCGCCGACTCAAATACCTTTGACTCTAGGGCCCGGCGCGTCTCTCCCATGCGGTCGCGCACGATGGCTTCCAATGTCTCATCCATCCGCAGTTCCTGAATGCGCGGGTAGCCGTTGATCATCTCAACGAAGAACGAGTTGGAGTCCTTGTCCCGAATCCCTCGCCCGTTCTGGTAGTACCGGCCATCCGACGCCAGCGCCGAACGTGCTTTGGCAATGCCGGCAGCGTTGGCGGTGCCTCCCCGAACCGACTCCAGCGAGATGCCTAGCTGGTCGGCAATCTGCACCACCGATTGACGCGCGAGACCAACGGCCTTCAACGCCATCGGCTTCATTTTCGCCAACGTGGCAGCGTAGGCTTTCCCGCCCGCGTCGATGCGCTTCCATACTTCATCCCCGAAATGCTTCCATGCTGGAATCCAAGTGGCATCGTCCCGAATCTGGCCGGCGTCCTGCCACTTCTTCCGCTGCGTGCGGTTCCAGACCAGCCCCGGAATGCCGTCTCGCTTTCCCGTGTTGACCGTAATGCCGAACGGATTCTTGACGTTCGTCGCCCCTCCGAACGCTTGCTTGCCCGCCCGATACCTGGCCTCAACGGTCACGCGCTCTTCGCTGGCGACCTTGGTCATGCCGGTCCATCGCTTGAGAATGACGCCAGATTCTCCCATCGCCCAATCCTCAACGGAGATGCGAGCGGCAGCCGTGACGGCTCGCCCGACTTCGGTGAACTTGCGCAGCTCTGTGACTTCAAAGCCCATGACTATTCAAACGGGATGCACGCGAGGTAGTAGTGCCCGGCGTCAGCCTGCGTCCCAACCAGCGACCAGCGCCCGGCGTGAGGGCCTCCCGTGATGGTGACTTGCTCGCGCCGGGTGGCGTCCGGCGGCGTGTTAAACTGCGCGATGGGTGCCGCAATCACGATGCGGTTGCGCCCCTCGTAGCCTACGGCGTCAATCGGTGCGGACCCGTCATCCCGCGCAATCGTGCCGATGATGCGCTGATTCGTCAGGAAGATCCGCACCGATGCCGAGTTGTTTGCGGCAACCTCTCCGAAGGCTTCTGCAATCTCCTCATCGAAGTTCACGCTTCTGCTTTCAGACAGTTTCAGCCGAAAAGCAAGCGCACGCCGACTAGAGCGCCGATGGCCCGGCAACGCTCACTTCATGCACCAGCATCTTCCGCGCGACGAACTTCAGGACGCCGCTGTTGTCGCCGAACCGCTGCCAGCAGTGCAGCAGATGCGTTTCCTCCATCAGCTTGGTAACGAAAAACGCCTCCGTGGCGTCCCCGTAGTGCAGCACCACGGCGTCAAACTCACCCAGCCGGCTGCGCAGCGCCTCCAATATCGCCCGCTCCTGGCCGGGAATGTCGATCTTCAAAAGATTCGCCTTGGGCAGCTCGCTGGCGTTTGAGCCAGTGACTTCCACTCCGACAACCGTGACTTCGGTTTGGCGCGTCATCGCCTTGTCCTCGGCGGACCGTTGCAGCCACGGGAATGCCTCTTCGCTGCCCTCGTAGCAAAGGACCTTGCACTTTGGCCAGCGTTTCGCGGCAAAGCGCATAAACGCGCCAACGCCCGCCCCGAGGTCAAGAATCGTCGGCGTTTCGTCCCGCGCCCCGATGTCCACCGGAACGTCAAACATGCCACTGAGGACATTGCCTTGATGCAGGTCCTTGACCGGGTAGGACACCGGCCAAAGCCGCACCGGCCGCTCGCGATGCCCGCCGAAAAGTCCGGGCATGTTCGGTCCGCTCGCGATGAACGTCTTGATGTGATCCGGCCACATGCCGTAGCGGTGATAGAGCAGATCCACCACCTCGTCGTCCGACAGCGTGAACTGCAACGGATAGACGACTTTGCCGACGTGGCGAAGCTGTACGCGGAAATCTCCCCAAATGATATGCCCGCATTCCTGCGCCCGCTCGCAGAAAAACCAGTCCTCCGACTTGTACCTTCCTCCCTCGGCGTGCATCGGAAACAGGTCCCATCGTACCGTTTCCGGGCCAGGGTCGCCGCGGTACTCGATCCGGTCCTTCAGCTTTTCGATCATGTCGAGAATGACGGACCGTGCGATCAGCATGCATCCAGTGCCGGCGTGCTTCAGTTGCAGGAGTCCGGTCGGTCCCGGCTTCGTGTGCTCGGGCAGGTAGTTCACCACCCAGTCCAGCACGGCCTGTTTCTTCGGGTAAAAGCCCGCGACGATGCCCAAGTTATGCTCCACGAGGCAGTCAAGGTGCCGCGCCTCCATGATGATGTCATTGTCGAGGAACAGGAGATGCGTCGCGTCCGACTCCAGAAACATCGCCGTCAAATTGTTCCGCGCCCGTGCCACGCCGTCGTTGAGCATGTAGCGCGGGAAAACGATGTCGCACCGCTGACATTGAGAGAATGACCGGACGGATTCGGAGGTGTGGCTTTCAACCAGCCAGTCGCGCGAGCACAGGCCGACAAACACCCGCGGCTTGGTTGATGGTGCCGCTGGCGCATCCATTCCGTTCCAGTGCGCTGGCGCAAACTGCGCCCCGTCCCATGAGTGAATCGGAGGCAGATTCACTTTGTCCCACCTTTCTTCGCCGGACCGGCAATCGCGTCGTCCAGTGCGGCCATCAATTCCGATGCTCCGGTTTGCACGCCGGGCGGACTGGCAAAGATCACGAGGTTCTTCCCCCCGATGAAGTTCAGCGTCACGGTGTCGTTGTTTCGCGTGTAGTGGCTGAGAGCGTCGATGCAGACGTGATTTTCGCCGGCAATCAGCAGTCCGTTGCGAATTTCAAACCACGGTTTCGGTTGAGGAGATGGCGTGTTCATCGGATTGAGGAAACAAGATAGTCGAGCATTTCGCCGGCCTGCGGGCGCGGGAAGACCAGCGTGCCGTCCTTCCGTCGTGCCGAGAACTCGGCGCGCAGCGTGCGACGAATAGTGATCCCAGCATCTTCCAGCGCCGCGCACACGATGCTCTCGGGATGTAACGGGCACCCGTTTGCCAGCAACGCCGGCAGTCGGTCCCATGCACGAAAATAGTACGCCGCGGCCGTAGCTCCCAAAACGGCAAAACGGTCGTTGATCCCTCCGTAGTTGTCCCACCACGGAATCAGCGCCGTTGTCTTTCCCAATGGACTGGCGTAAAAATGATAGTCCAGCCGATGGAAATGCAGGTCGGGACGGCACCTCACGTAGCAATCAAACTTGTCCTCGTTGGCGTTGCTCTGCGTCTCGTGGAAGTCCCAGACCCGTTGCAGATGCCAAAGCTGGCGCAGGATGGCCTGAATCGGCGATGAAATCGCGTAGGGCGCATGGTCCGCCAGTTGGGCCGGCGGTTCCGGCAACTGCGGTTGCTCGCTCTTCTCACTGAAACCGCGCGGGTAGCGGTCGCGCAGCATGTCCACCGAGTCGGCATCCTGGTCCTTTGCGACCGATACAAAAAACGTCGGCTCTGAAATCTTGCGAAAGACGGACCAGTGCAGCGACGGAAGGCAGCGCGCAAACGTGCGTGCCTGGCCGGAAATGAGGATGGCGGTTTTCATGGTAGAGTTTCACGCAAACCGCTGCGAAAATGGCTTGTCGGCAGGACCCTTTTTTCCTTCGGCGATTACATCATTGGCGTAATCTGGCCTATCCATCACAGGAGCATCGCTCAACGCCCGAAGCCGTCCTACGTCATACCATAGCGAGTCCTTGTTTTTGCCGTCTTTATCGAGACCCGGATGCACAATGGCTTGAATGCAGCCGTAGAGGTCAAATGACACGCTGATCACAACACCCTCTAATCCAGTGACGCGATCTTGAACGCGGAGTCCCAACAATTCGAAGTGCTTTGCAATTTTGTTATTCATGGTAACGACGAGGAAATGCTTTGCGTGCGTTCTAGCACAAGAAGGCCGTTGCAGTGCGTGAAATGAATCAGCGGACGCCATGTCGGCGTTGCGTCCATGAACTCTTCAATCGCCCGCCCGATGCCCTCTTGATTGTGCTCACCACGGAGCCAGTTCACGTCCCGCGCCGTGTCGTGAAACACGAGATACCGCCGCACAACGCCAGCGCATCGCAGCTCCTCCTTGACCTGCGCGTAGGTGTGCAGGGTGTCGATGAACAGCAGATCCGTTACGTCCACGAGATGCCGCACAAATCGCGTGTCCGCCTGCTTTACCTCCCATGCTACCTTGGCCGGCAGCAGTGCGCGAAGGTCAACGTCGATGTTCGGCGACTCGATGTCATAGCTTACCAACTTTCCGCCGCCGATACGTTGAGCCAGCCCGTAAAGAAGCGCCGTCGTGCTGTTGCCCGTTCGGATGCCGAACTCGGTGCAGTGGTTGCACTGTGCGGCCAGCAACGCGAGCGTTGGAAGATGCCCCATCATGTCGCGGTGTAATCCGCGGTGACCGTTCACGCGGTCCTCAAATGCGATCTGAAGTGTCATGGGAGTATTCCAAGTCAACCGGCAAAAGGTCAATTCGTCCGCAGCAAGTGCAACGCGACTTGATGAAGCACGTCCGAACTCGCAAAGAAGCCACTCCCCCCTTCACCGGACGCCACTGTGATTCACACGCTGAAATCACCTCGTAGCTGAGATGCCGGCAAAAGCGGGAGCGAATGCGGCGCAGCCAAAGACGAGTTGCGTTCATGGGGATGGAAAGGCGTTGTGCTCTTTGCCGTCGAGCAGCCGGCCGGCGGTGTGCTTGCCGACGCGTTTCCCGTGCTGATCGTGCTCGCCCCACTGCTTGAAGAAGAACGGCACGCCGGCCGCGGCGCATTGGTCGCGCAGCGAACGCGCCCAGGCGGGGTGCATCGGGCGAGCCCTTGGGCCGCTTTCGCCGCCGCAGATTACCCAGTGAATATAACTGTGATAACTTTCCGCGGTGCGCCACTTGGGATGTCCTAAGTCGAGATCCACCGGCCCCAGCAGCGGCTCGCAGCTCAGGAAGCGCACGCGCGCCGGGATCGTGAGCAGATGCGGAATCCGCTCGTCCGCGCGTTGCTGGTCCTCGACCGTGGTGCCGATCCAGACGTTGGGCGGCGGCGTGCCCTCAATCCACTTTCCAACCATCGACGTGATCCCACAATAGCCGGCCGCCACATCGACCGACTTCATTTGAGCAAGCCAGTTTTGCGGGCGCTTAGTCAGCAAAAGCCAATCCAAATTCTGCGTCTGACGAATCAGCTTGAGCAAATCAACGCGCCATTCCGTTGGAACCTCTTCGTCGAGCCAGTCGGCGAGGCTGGCGCAGAAGACGCGCGGCCGGTGCCACTCTCCGCCTTCGACTTCCCACAGTTCGCGGTCCTTTTTCGCCGCCTTGTCCCACGCCAATGGCTGTTTCCAATTTGCCGCACTCGTACGGCGCCGTGGCTTGCCCGGACCCCACGAGTCATGCCCCCATCGGTGATCAAGGGACTCGGCGTAGCAGTTCGCGCAACCCGGCGAAACCTTGGTGCATCCGATCCACGGATTGAACGTGTGATCCGTCCATTCGATTTTTGAGTTCTTCACTGTCCGCCTCCTTTCATCTCCGTCAACTTGCGCAGCCCGTCCGCATTGACTTCGAAGTTCAGCGGAGTAGCGCCAGGGAACTTTGCCAACTTCTCCCCGTGCGCGATGCGGTCCAATGGAGTGCCTTCAATCGTCGCCGTCCCTGACAACTGGTAAGTGTCCAGCGCGTCCCCTCCCGAGTCCACCCAATGCCGTTTGATGAACTCAGACGTTGCGATGCGCTCGGCGTCCTTCTCTCCGGGCAAGCCAACCGTGAACGTCCCATGCACCGTCATCCCGATAGAGCGCAGCCATCGTGCGGTCTCGATGCCCTCGGCGATGTTCAGATTCTTCCCTACGATCTCGTCAACCACGCGCTGCGATGCCGACTCAAACCCCAGCTTGACGCCAAAGCATCCCGATTCGCGCATGGCCTGCCACGTCTCGCGTTTCGACGTGTCCGCCCGACACATGGCAGACCACGGCAGCCCGATGCGCTTCATCATCTCGCACACATCCAGCACGTGCCGGTCCGACAGATTGAACGTGTCGTCATCGAAATAGATGGACCGCATCGGCTGATCGTGAACGTGCGCCGCCACGTCCATCCGCATTCGGATGAAGTCTTCCAGCCACTGCACCGAGTAAAAACGGACGGACCGCTTGCCGTTCCCATCCGGGTCATTGCCGGTCATCGTCGCCGGCCAAGCGCAGAAACAACACCGATAAGGACACCCGCGCGACGCGAAGAGTTGCAGGTGTGGAGCTTGCTGGCCCTTCGGGCATCCGTCCCAATAGTGCAGCGCGGCCCGTTCATCGAACATCGGAAAGGCTGCTTCCTTCAGTTCGGCAACGGTCAGTAACCGCGGATCAATCACGCCATCCTTGCCCCGTGCAAACGCAACCGATGCGTGCTCGTACTCGCCAAGGAGATAGGCGTCAAAGTCCGCCTCTACAGCCACGGTGCGAGCAGTCGGGCCGGCAATCGCAATGCGCAGCTTCGGAATAGCCTGCTTCACCATCCGCAGGAAATTGCGGTCATGCTCCCACGATGCCGCCCCCACTTCGACAACCATTGCGTCCGGGGCAAAGTTCATCACCGCGCGCAAGAAGCTCGTGTAGGACTCGCCGCGGGCCACAGAGTCGCGCACCGCAACTCCTATGTCCTCGCACTCGCGCGCCACGTGTCCGGCCGCAGACGCCAGAAAGAACGGGAACGGCATGTAGCTGCCGAAGCGAAACAAGTCTGGTTCAAACGCGCGTTGCCGAGTGAACGGCCAACGGGACCCGGCGCGGATTCCCTGCCACGGGAACGGATGCTCGCCCCACCAGGGCGGATTCGCAAAGAGAAGTTTCATGATCGTGTTCGTGTGCCTACAAAAAAGCCCTCCCCGATTTTGTCAGGGAGGGCAAGCCGAAAACCGCGGACGGTTCAGGCCGGGTTGTACTGCTTCTGACCGAAGCCGACAACCGACACAGGGAAGGCCGGACTGTTCGTCCCTCCGATGACTCGATCCAGCCGGACGTAACGCGACAGCGCACGAGGATCAAGGGCGACAACCTGCGTCGTCGCCGCGTTGATCTGCGTGAACGCGATGTTCGCATTCGACCAGTTGGAGTTGTCCGACGACTGCTTCCAGACCAGATCAAGCGTCGGATTGGTGCCAGCGGTGGCGTTGCCGGCATCCACGCGGGCGAGGATTTTCCCCTCGTATCCGGCGATGTCGAACGGCGTGCCGTTGGCAGTTGCGGCCACAGCGGCGACCGGAAGGAACGCCAGTGCGGTCAGGTAGTTGGGAAGGTCGTAACGCATGGTAGGATTCTCCTTGGTTGAATTTGCGTTGCCGATTACTGAGCGCCCGAGTCCGTCGAGATGCAGAACGACGGCCAGTGGCGAACGATGAAGTCCGCGAACAGGTTGACCGTGACGACGATCTTGTTCGACGCGGCCTGCGTGTACGGGTCAACAACCACGTCCATGCCGGCCCAGTCGCAGAACATCGCCTGACCCCACGCACCGAATACGGTCCGATTGGCGTAGGTGCCGCTCGTTCCGATCTGGTTCGTGATGTTCACCGGGTAGCCGTTCGCCTGGTTTTCGTCGTTGCAGAGGAAGACCGGGTAGTTGGCAACCTTGACGGTTTCCTTCCACTTCGACCGGACCGTGGGATTCGTCAGCCACTGCATCGTGCCGATGTCGGCATTCTGCGACTGAACGAGGCGCTCGAACTTGAGGATGTTGCCCCAGTTCGGAGCGGCCCCGAAGGTCACGGTTTGGATGGCGTTCGACGTGGAAGCGCCGGATCCGTCGGTCGTGGGACCGTTGAGGATGCCGAGCGGCTGCTTGCCACCGGTACCGGCGATGCCAGCGAGGTCTTTGGCAATCGCGATGACCTTCATCAAGTCATCCCGAATAAGGGCCTCGGAGTCGAGACCGGCCTGGGCGAGCAACTGCTTGGTAAACGCAGTCTGCGCGGCGAGGCGCCGCGGAGTTGCGGCAACCTGCGCGAAAGACTGGTCGGACTCCGTGACCGACTCGCCCTCCGCCAGCCAGTACGCCGTTGCGGCGCCGGACTGACGCGGAATCGCGACGTTGCCCACAAGACCGGACAGCGTGCCAACGCCAAGCTGCGTCAGGAGCATCCGATTGCGCAGGATCTCAATGAAGGACCCGCCGAGGAACTCCTCGGGCACCAGTGCGCCAGCGCCCTGGTAGACGCCCGCGAACAGGTCGCGCTTCAACGCGGCGCCGAAGCGAGTATGCTCCAGCGACGGATTCACGCGGAACATGGCCTGCAACAGCTCGCGGTCTCCGAACGCCGAAATGTCGTGCGGGATGATGAAACCGTTCATGTCGGCTTCACGGCGATACTGTTTCGCGGCGGCGTCGCTCGCCTCCTTTTCCAGACCGTCAAGCGGCTGGCGCCCGGCGATGCGATTGATCGCGCGTTGCAGCGAGTAACGGCGCTTGTCCTTTTTGCTCATGCCGACATCGGGCGGCGTGGCAACCGGAGTAGCCTTCATGTACTTTTCGAGCACATGGGCGCGGAAATCGTCGAGGCTGCGGTTTTCCGCGATGAACTCGATGATCTCGGACGGATTGACGTTGTAGCGGGCACCGATGGCGCGGATTTCGGCCACGCGGTCGGGCTGCGTAACTTTCGGAGCCTCGCGCGTCACTTGGACGGTCGAAGCGGGTGCGGCGGTAGTCGCCGTGGGATTCTCAGGATCCATCTTTTTGGCGTGTTGCGGCCTCTCCTCAGCCGCAGAAGGTTGGGAACGTCCCACGCCAACGGAGTTGTCGGCAGGGATGCTGACGAGGCTGATCTCGTAGGGTTCCCAGCGCGTAGCACGGTAAGTGTCCAGCTCGCCGTTGCTCTGCTCTTGGAGTACGAGTTCGTTGATCCGGTATCCCACGCTGACCTTGCGCAGGATGCCGGCCTTGACGCGTCGAAAGTATTTCAACCCCTCTTCATCGTTGGCGAATCGGACCTTGGCTCGCCCCACCTTATCGTCCGCGATCCATGCCTTTTCAACCACGCCTTGATGGCAGTCCGGGTTGTGGCCAATCAGGAGCGGTGCGCCGTCGTTGAGCCGCGCCATATCGCAGGCAGTGCGAGAGCACTCTAGCACCTCCATGCCAAACCAACGCTCCACGGCAGCTTCCGATACAAACGCCAGTTCGACGGTCAAACTGTCTTCGTCGATAGCGTCGGCACGCAACGAGAACTCGCGGCGAAGGTCACGGCACCGCGCATCGCGCAGTACGTCCGCGCCTTGTTTGGCATTTCGAGTAGGCATGGCGGTTGGCTTCCTGAGCCCTATATCCGCCCGCCCTTACTGCCAGTCAACGAATTTCACATCAGCGCCAAAAGCATGGCTACTTCGTCGTCATCGGGTCGGACGACAAGGGACGCCTCGGCGCGGACGCTAGCGGTCAGTTTGTGACGCACCAATCCTTCGACGGTGCGGGACTGGTTGGCATCGGCACGGACTGCGATTTTTCCCACGTGCATCGCAGCGCGGGATTCGCGAATCACGTCTGCCGATGCGTAAACCTGGATTGGCGGAACTAGAACTAGCGCCGCTCCCAACTCGATGAAGTTTGCCGGCTTGGGCGGTCCTTCGTTGAACCATTCGATGCGCCCGGTTCCGACAAGTGCGCCGCCCTTTTCGAACACCGTTGCCTTCAATCCTCGATCAACTTCCACAGTCGGCGTTGGCTGGCGAAAACGTCGTGCGCTGGCGCGACTCCTTTGACTCGCCCGCGCCCGATTCTCCTGGGTCGCTTGTGTGTAACGACACGAACCGCTCGCCGGCCATCAGCGCGTCAAGCATCAAATCTTCCGCAAAACCAGAGATGTTTTTCATGACTTAGGCTCGATTGGTTCCAGCCCGATGATTCTGCCGTCACCGTTGCGCTTTACGGCCAACGGGCCCTTCCGTCCTTCGGGGACATTAAGATGCACCGTCAGCGGCTGCGGCATCTGCGCACCGGCTGCGCGGTCGCCCTTGTCTGACTTCTTCGGTTCCTTGCCGTTCGGCTTTCCTGTCCCTTCGTCGCCCTCGGTCGGCGCTTTCTCGCCATCCGGGTCCGGCAATTCGACGCCCTCCGACTCGGCAAGCTCCTGTTCCTCGGCGTGCTCCGCGATGACTTCCGCAAACGTCGATTCGGAGTTTTCCTCGATGACTTGGGAACGGCTCTTGAACCGCGCGTTGACTGCCTTTTCGTCTGCCGCCACGTCCTTTTCCGGGTCCACCCAAGGCCAACGCCGCGGCCGGAATCGATGCTTTTGAAACTTCTCCAGCTTCGCAAACGGAAGAACGGCGCCGCTCGCGGGGTCGGTCAGCTTTCCACCAAGCAACGCGATTTCAACGAACTTCAGGAAAATCGGCGTCTCGTGCTGCGCAATCCACCACGATTGCAGCGCCTTGAACCGCTCACGGTCCTCCAGCAGTCCGGCGCGGATTGACGAGAAATTCACGTCGGAGAGATCGTTCGCAATCGCGTAATAGCTCATGTCCAGACCGGCGCCGATGCGACGGTGACGGGTGCGAACGAATGGCTCGTATTGCTCGTGAGGGTACGCAGGGTCCCAGCCTTGAAACTTCAGCCCAGGGGACTGGCTCATGTCCTCAATCAAGCCAGCCTCCGCGTCCATCGCTTTGTTTCCGCCCATCGCGTCGTCGGACTCTTCGTCACCCGTCAGCGCCGGTCCGGCCTCGTTGTAATCGCGCGTCAAAAATCCCATCTTAGCCGCGCCAGTCCGGGCTGCTACAATTGCCGCCTCATCGTAGCCATCGAGCATCTTCAAATCCCGCATGATGGCACACAGCCAAGTCACGTCTCGGACCTGCGTGATTCGCGTTTTGTGGAACGGATGAAGAAACTCCGCGGCTGGGTGAACTTCGCTCCAGTATCCTTGCGCATTCCACCACTGTTGATCACCCGGATGCTCCTTGAGCATCCAGTAAGCAACTGCCTTGAAATACTCGTTCACCTGCACGCCCATCCGCACCTGGGATTTCGTGAGTCCTTTCGAGTCGCGAATCAGCTCGTTGCGGTAGTCGTCGCACATGTCGGCTTCAAGCAACTGCAGCGCGAAGCCAAACTTGTTGACCGATGGATCGATGACCCATCGCACAAACATATCGCCGTCCCGAGCGGTTGACCGCAGCGCCAGCCGTCCGCCCTCGTTCAGAGTCATGTCCCCGGTGACGTAGGGGTTTTTCTTCCACTCATCGTAGGCGACCATGATCGTCTTCGCGTCCCGCTCGTCTATGTGCCAGCGCAGCCGGCCCTTTTCCAGTCGCCATTCGCCGGCCATCGACGCGAACGCCATCCCGTGATGGTCGTATACGTTATCCTCCAGTCGGGAAAGAAAGCGCCGAGAATACGGCTCGTTCCTCTCCAATTCTCGCGCCCGCTGACGTAGCGTGCGAATCCTCGTTCGCATTTCCGCGTCCCCCGTCGTCAGCGGGGCGAGAAAGTCCTCGGTCAGTCGGTCATACTGTGCGCCCGCATAGCTGCGTTGCTGCTTCTGCATCTCCGCTCGCTGCACCGCGGCAAGGGAAATGGGCTTGGGCATCCTCGTGGTCACACGGCCAGTCTTCCACGCTGAGACCGCCGCCTTGAGTCGTTGTCTGAAGGTTGGCATGGTCGAATTACTGCCAAGGAACGCGAATCTGCGGCGGGTAGCCGGCGGCATTCAACGGACGGAAGCGAATCCCAATCTTGGTCGATGACCCGAGCCCGGCGTTGAGTCTCTCCTGCGCCTTTTCGCGCCGCACTTCACTCGCAAACTTCTCCCGCAGTTGGTACAGCTCGGAAAGGTTGGCGAGCGTGTAGGCCTGCCCGTTGACCGATGCGCTGTTCACCCGGCGCGTCGCCAGTGCTTCAATCGTGCTTTCCAGTGTGGCAAGCATCCGCACGGCGAACGATTCCGTCGCTACGCCAGCAGGATTAGACGCGAGATTCGGCGTCACGGTCATCGTCGGGAACGACGGGCGGACGGCGACTTGCTTGCCGGTCGCGGACACGTATGCGCCGACCGCGTAAACCCCAGGCTTCCATAGCGCCGTGACTGCGCTCGTGAGCGTCACGCGGAACACCTGGCCCGTTGCAGTCGCCGAAAACGTGTAGATGCCTCCCTTGTTGCGCAGCACGTAGTTCAACGCCCATTCCGTCGCCGGGTAGTCGTGGAATGACTTGTCCCACGAAACGTCATCTCCCGCGGCAATGGTTTGCGGCTCAAGTTGGCGGATTGGGATGGTGGCGCTCACCAGTCGCCTTTTCCGCCCTTTGTTGCCCACTGGCAACAAATTTCCGCCAGCCTACCAACGTCCGACAAATCCGCCGCGCCCCCGAATCCGGCGCTTCATCTGCCGCATTTGCTGCGCAACGCGCTGCTCAGTGTAGCTCACCGGCTTTCCCTCGTCCTCCGTGTCCTTCGCTACTGCATCGTCCTGCGCCTCCGTTGCTGGCGCGTTCGGCTCCGCGGTCCGCTTCTCCGCCTGCTTTTTTCTCGCCGCGGCTACCCTTCGCCAGAATATCGGCATGAGCGAGTGCATCGCCGCAAATGCGTACACGAACAAGTCCAAAGCCTCGTTCCTAACGGAGTTGTTCAGTTTCTCGAAAATGTAGTACGGCACTCCTGCCGAGTATTTGAGCTTCCGCTTTTCGCTGGCAAACTGCCGGAAGTGCTCGGCGTCGTACCCGTCCGCCTTCGGAAAATGCACGGTCCGCGGGCCTCCTGGCTCCATCTTGAGCCGGTCATAAATCGTCGTCTTGGCCACGGTGACGCCCACGTTCCAATGGGGAATCCGCGCCTTGTTGTTGCGGTTCGGCTGTGCCGGGAGAAGTGGCGGAGGATTCGTCCCGACGCGATTGATGCCGCGACATGGATAGACACCTCGCCCGATGCGTGGAGCGCAGAATTTCAGCACCTGCTTCGACCGATAGCCCATATCCACAAACGCCCGCAGGATCTTCAGCTTCGCACCGTCCTCGCGGTCAAACTCCGAAAGAAGTACCTCGTCCAGTTGCTGCCAGACTTCATCCTTCTCTGTGTCGCCGTCCAAAACGACTTTGCGCACGCCCCAGCATTCCTCATCAATGCCCCATCCCTTGATTTCGCACTCGATGCGCATCCGCTGCACGTCGGCGCCGGCCGTCAGCAACAAGACGCCTTCCGGCAGTGCAGTCGATTCGTAGTCTTCCCCGCGCTCCTGCATCACGTTCGCGTCTAGTGCGTCCGCGTCTTCCTCGTAGGTTTCGGCAAGAAAGGTATTGATCCAGACCTTGAGCGCGTCAGGTCCGGTGTCCTTGGCCTTCAGAAACTCGGCGGCGAATTGGTGGATTCGGTTCCTGAATCCCTTGTGTGGTTTGAAAAGCGTATTGAGTCCGTTCAGCCAGTACCCGCGAATCCCTCGGAACGGCTGCGTCGCTTTCCACTTTCCACACTTCACCATCCGCTTGCGTTCGTCGTCGTCGATGCGTCCGCCGCAGTGCGGGCATTCCATGTACGCTTCTTCAGGCTTACTTTCCGGCCACTTCACTTGCGCCCACATGAACAGGTATTCAGCGCCGCACTTGTGCGTTACGAACCACTTTCTGAAGTCCGACAACTGCGTGAGCTTTTCGATCTTGGAGAGTCCCTTGACCGTCGCCGTGCTGGTCTTGATCTTGATGGCGTTCGGAAACGATTCGGTCCGCTTGTCCGCCAGCGCCACCGGGTCGCCCTCCGTCCCGGCGCTCTGCGGGTAGCGGTCAACCTCATCCTGCAGCACCACGCGCCGCGGGCGCCCGGCCAGCCCTGACGGCGAGTTTGCCCCGACCATCGCCAAGTTTCCGCCCGGGTATCGTTTCGACAGAATCTTGTTGCCCGAGTCGCGCGAGCGTGGGTCACGAACAAGGGCCCGGAGTCGCCTGTTCTCGCGAATCTCGGGCGCGATGCGTTCCTCGGAAAACGCCTTCATCAAGTCGATGGTCGGCTGAACCAGCAACTGAGGCGCCGGGTCCGCGTCCATGTGGTATCCGACGCGGGACAGAATCACTTCGGTCTTGCCGGTCTGAGATGCCCACCAAAGCACCGTTTCAACTACGTCCGCATCCGATGGCGCGTCCATCGGTTCCACTTGGTAGGGGAACGGGTCAAACTGCCCCGTCTTGTAAGCTGAGTCCGTGGCCAGTCGCCGGTACTTCCGCGCCCACTCCGAGCACGTCATCTGCGCTGGAGGGCGAAACCCCAGCAAAAGCGCCCGCCACAGCGTCCCAACGGCTGAATGACTACTCTGCGGCGCTTGGGGCGTCGGATTCGGTAGCGTCGCGATCATCTTCGGATTCTGCCGCGCTGAAGTCGGTTTCCGCAAGAGCTGCGATTTCGGCCAGCAGTCCCCGCTTTTCGTCATCAGGCAACGACAGGCTTAGGATTCGCTGTTTCACCGCGAACGCGGCCCGCTGTGCCACGAAGCACGCCGACTCCAGCGCAATCAATGACCCCTCCTGCTTCGCATTCTTTAGCGCCGCGTGCTTGATTTGTTCGGCAAGCAATTTCTGCTTTTCGGCCCGCTCGTCCCCGTAGAGCGCCGCGCAAATCTGCCGCGTCGTGAATCTG